GGTTAGTTTTCTATACTTTTTTGTTGTCTGATATATGTCTGAATTTACTTTTTTGAAAGTGCTTGATTCAGATTTTCAAGGAGAGTTATTCGCTTGTCTTTCTCTTCAAGCAGCTTTTCAAGCAATTCAATTTTATCTTTAAACAACTGTAGGTTGTTCAAATCATTCGTTGAAAAGGTCTGATAGGGTTTTTCCCGGTTGAAGAATACGTCCATCGATACGCCGAAGAAATCGGCAACCTTTTCCAAACGGCGAACCGTCGGGTTCCCGTTGACAATCTGGCTGAGAGAAGAATTGGCTTCAGTACCGAGGTAATTTAAAAGTTCCTTGTTCTGAATCTTCTTTTCAGCCAGTAGTTGTTTGATTATATTGCCATTATACATTTTTCATTAAAACTTGAATCAGTCGTTCTTTCTCGTTGAGCAATTCTTTCAAGTGCTCAATTTCTTTCTGACATTCATGAAGTTGAATGTCACCGCTTACCTTATTTCCGTTCCCATTAATTGTATGGCCGATAGAAACATAGGGCTTTTCCCGGTTGAAGAATACATCCATTGATACACCGAAAAAGTCTGCAATGCGTTCAAGCGTCTTGCAGTTAGGTAGATTAGCTCCTTTAATCAGATTATCTAAAGCGGCTTTTGAAATCTCTGCGTATGTGTATACGTCAACTTTTTTAGCCTTATTCTTCTCTATTAGTTCATTAATTACCTGGCCATTAAACATTACTGTGCAGTTTAGATATAGTATAAATTACTTTACTTTTTGCAATTAATGGTATAGAAAAGTATACTATTAGATTAAAATTCTATACATTTGCGATATAAATTTAATAACAAAATCAATAATGACAATTATAAACATCAAAAAAGTAATGTATATGGTTATATCTGACTATTATTCATCTTTGACTCGGAAGGAAAAACAACCTTTTATCAAGAAATGTTGCGATGTCTGTGATTTTTCATACATGACATTCATGTATAAAATGCGAAACAATTCCTGGACGAAACTGGAACAGGAGGCTATTGAAAAGTTGATAAAGGAGGAGAATCGGAATGTTAAACCAGATTGAGTTCTACAATTCACCTTCCGGTTCCGTTCAATTTGTGAGAAACGGTAAGCAGCAGGTATTGACGGAAGCTAGGTCAGATGTCATAGAGGATATCTTACAATTGATTCATGAATGTTTTGCGGATGCTTATCTGGCGCTGGAGGATTGTTATAAGAAATCGGTTCCGAACAAAAGGTATCATCATTTTCTGATGGTGAACCGGTTTATCAGATGCAATTGCGGTGAATATGACACTATGCGGATGGATATTGATGAACATGGCAATATCAATCTTGAACAGGTTCATTGCCCGTTACGCGGAACTGGTGACTGCAAATATGAAGGCATCATCTGTATGCCTGTGCGTACTTCCGTAATCAAAGGAAGACAACTGAAGATAGCTGAATTGTTGGCCGACGGTTATAGTAACCAGGAGATTGCAGACTTGTTGTATATCTCCATTCATACGGTACACAATATGATTCAGCAGATGAAGTTCAAACTGAAGGTTGACAATACCCGGGAAATTGCTTCCTGGTACAATAGGACATACAGCCATGTGTGAAACCGAATATGACAGAATAACGAAATTGAACTACGAAGCCAAGGAATGGTGGAGAACAAACAGAAAGAAAAATGGACACAAAATATTTTCGCAAAATGTTTCCGGACCTATGCGTCCAAAAAATAGAAACCAGATACGTAGAACCTCGAAAGGCCATTGAAGAAAAGGTTATGGCAATCGTGGAAACTATGGGTACTGGACTTGTATGGTATTATTATTCCAAGAAGAGTATAACTATCTATACATCTATGAAAATGAAAGAATGGTTGCTGCAGGTTAAGGTTGGAGGTATGCTGGTTGACCCGAATACTGGGAAACAATGTACTGTCACTTCAGAACCGTTTATCGTATGTGGTAGTTTGTGTATCCGTGTGGATTTCTCTGGTTATCCGGAAGCCTATGATTGTAGTTATTTTATAAAACCTTGAATGCTATGGTTACAGAAACAATTTATAAACAAGAAGAGCTTGAACATGGTATTTGTATTTCATGTAATCAAGAATCAGATGAGATTTTAAAAGAAGATGGTAGATGCATTGACTGTATTGAAGCTGATAAATTTTATGATATGACAATGAATCAAGATGAGAGTTGTGATTACTGGAAATAAAGATTTTAGATGAAAACATTTGAAGAAATTTTCTCAGAAGAATATGAGAATACAGGATGCCTGAATTATAAGGGATTTGCACGTAAGATGTATGACTGCGGAGCCAAAAACGGTTTCAATCAGTTTTTGATGGATGCGGAAAAGGACCCTAGTCTGTACATTGACTTGGCCAGATATTTGGCAGTTCGTTTGGCTAAAGAAGCTGTGAAATGTAATGCTGCAGATATCAGCCTATCACTCGATATTGAAGTGGAAGGCAAGAAATATTTCACTCGGTTAAGTTCCATCACATTCTTGAGTGAAACAAAGAATCTGGATGAACGGGCGATGGAAGTAGCACGTAATCTGCTCAACAGTTCTGTTATCTGTAGTATGGAAGACATATTGGCTAAAGCTGTATTACTTGGTTATAATCTCAGAAAGGAAGATTTTGATGATTGAAAGGGGATTCAGATACAGAGTATGGAGGGTTATTGTCCGTAAAGGCGATATACACCTCATTATCCGTTGTCGTCACGATACGGATAACCTGGATGTAGTGCGTGCCAGTTATCGGGCCGTATTTACGAATAAGGTGAAGGTTTCTTTATGTTATACGGAATTTGATAATGGAAAGATTAAGCGATAGGAACAGGAATCCGGACATACTGGCCGCAGTGGCCGGTATCGGATATGTATCTCCCCATGGAGAGGCACTGAAAGAGGTTGCCCAGGTGGAACTGGAATTTATCTATGACCATCTGAAATCATACACGACAGATGAGCAGATATTTATTTTGGATTACATTTCCAGTGAGTTGAGTGGAAAAACATTAGAACTTGAAGAGGAACTATGAACAGACTGCATAAAATTCAAGAGTGGGAGGCCAACAATCCGGGGTATACCTTCGAACATGTCTTCTACACAGAGAAATCAAACGAAGTGCGTAAGATAACCGGAACTGTTACGGTACTGAAACGGAAACTGGTCAATGGAGTGAAAATGAACATCCCGGTAAAAAGAAAAGTGCGATGGGACGGTTATGGCCGCTGTTATTCCGTCACAGCCAATTTCCGGAGAAGGGATTATGATATACACTTCCAATAAGTGTAGTTTTTCTAATGAGGACAAAGGTTTTTCTTTGTCTAACTCTCGACAATATTATGATAGACAATGCTGATATAGAAAAAATACTCGATCGGGCGGATATTGTGGACGTGATATCCTCATTTGTCGAATTGAAGAAAGCGGGGAGCAGGTATAAAGCCTGTTGCCCTTTTCATAACGAGAAGACTCCCAGTTTTATGGTGGAGCCTGGACGTGGTACCTGGTATTGCTTCGGTGCCTGTAAAGAAGGGGGTAACGTCATCAAGTTTGTACAGAAATACAACCACATGAATTTCCGTGAAGCCTGTCTTTGGCTGGCCGACAGATATGGGGTACACATCGAAGATGAAAAGGAGAAGCCTTCAGCCGATGAAATACGCCGGCAGAAGAAACGCGAGTCCATGCAGATCATCAATCAGTTTGCGGCCGAAGTGTTCCTACAGAACCTTTCCCGTTCGGAAGCGGACGCAGCCAGGGCTAAGATCCGGCAACGTTGGGGGGAATCGTTTCCGGTTGAAATGGGTATCGGATATGCTTTGGCGGACTGGTCACAGTTATCGGACATGGCAGCCACAAAAGGATTATCTTTGGAACTGATGGAAGAAATGGGACTTATCCGTAAAAAGAAAACCGGAGGATATTATGACTTCTATCGGGACCGTATCATGATACCTATTCGCGACCGTTTCCGGAATATTATCGGCTGGACGGCACGCGATATGAGTGAGGTGGACGGTACACCTAAATATCTGAACTCGTGCGAAAGCGATCTCTATCATAAAAGCAGTAGCATCTTTGGCATTGACAATGCCATCCGTCAGGCGACCAAAGAAGAGAAGTTCTACTGTGTGGAGGGTGCTCCCGATGTCATGCGACTGCAGTCCATAGGAGTCAACAATACCATAGCTTCACTGGGTTCTGCCTGGACCAAAGGACAGTTCGAGCAGTTGAAGCGTTATGCCACGGCCCTTTGTTTCCTTCCGGATGCAGATCCTAAGCCGGTGAACGAAAGCTACGGAACCGGTATTGCCGCAGTGATCAAGAGCGGTGTGCTGGCTATGGAGTGCGGTTTCTCCGTTTCCGTGCGCGAGATTCCATTGGGTGAAGGCAACCAGAAGAATGATCCGGATTCGTATTGCACGAACATCAGCCGTTTCAACCAGCTGGAAGAACAAGACTTTATTACCTGGTATGCCGGGTATGCGTTCAATAAAGACGGTACCACCGAAGACAAGAGTGCCGCAGTCAGTCAGATAGCCAAACTCGTGGCACTGGTCGGTGACGAAGTCAAAGAAGCCATGTACCTGGCTAAATTGAGAGACACCTACAACAATAAGAACCTTTGGTCGATGGCCATTAATCGGGAAAAGAAGAAGCTCAATGAATCCAAAGCCGGTAAATCGCAGGTCATCAACCGGGATCTGTTAGCTAAATACGGTTTCTTTGAGTCCAACAATTGTTACTACTCCACCAACGACGGCAAAGAGTTCCAATGGTCCAACTTCATCATGCTGCCGATGTTCCATATCAAAGATTCCTTGATGCCCAAACGTCTGTACCGTATCAAGAACCAGAATCGTCAGGAAGAAATCGTCGAGATGAAGCAGGAAGACCTGGTATCTCTCTCTAAATTCAAACAAAAGGTTGAGGGTTTGGGTAACTATATCTGGTTGGCCAGTGAAAAGGAGATGACACGACTGAAGATGTATCTCTATGAACAGACCGAAACGGCCACTGAAATCACCCAGTTGGGGTGGCAGCGCAAAGGATTCTATGCGTTCGGTAACGGGGTATTTGATACTGAATGGCATCCGGTAGATGAATATGGTATCGTGCGGCTGGGTGAGAAAGGTAACTTCTATCTACCGGCAAGCAGCTTGATTTACCGGGACGATGATAAACTGTTCCAGTTCGAGCGGAGGTTTGTTCACCTTAACTATTCTTCCATCAGCCTGAAAGAATACTTCGCCAAACTGGTCGGGGTGTTCGGTGACAATGCCAAGGTGGGAATCTGTTTCCTGCTGGCAACTTTGTTTCGTGACATTATCACCGGATACACCAAAAGCTTCCCTATATTGAACCTGTTTGGTCCGAAAGGTTCCGGTAAGTCTGAGTTAGGCCATAGCCTGATGGCACTGTTCATCATCGAGAACATCCCGCCCAATATACAGAACGCCACTATTCCGGCATTGGCCGACCTGGTGGCACAGTGTGCCAATGCCCTGGTACATATTGACGAGTTCAAGAACAACATTGACATAGATAAACGGGAGTATCTGAAGGGGTTGTGGGATGGCGCCGGCCGGTCACGCATGAACATGGATAGGGACAAGAAACGTGAAATAACTGCCGTAGATTCCGGAGTGATCCTTTCCGGGCAGGAAATGGCGACCGCCGACATTGCCCTGTTCAGCCGCTTGGTGTTTCTGACCTTTGCCAAGTCTGAATTTACGGAAGAAGAGAAACGCCGTTACAACGAGCTGGTGGAAATCCGCAAACGGGGGCTTACCCACCTGACGCTCCAGATACTTCGTCACCGGGCCCGTATGGAGCAACAGTTCATCAGCAACTACCATACCTGTCTGTCCGATGTACTGGATGCCTTGGGTGCCGAAAAGGTGGAAGACCGAATCCTGCGTAACTGGATCATACCGCTGGCAGCTTTCCGTACCCTCGAGGGAGTACTGGATATCCCGTTTTCTTATCCGGACATCCGGCAGGTGACGGTAGACGGTATTCTGCGACAGAATGCAGAGTGTAAGAGTAACAACGAACTGGCCAACTTCTGGAATGTGGTATCTTATCTGCAGCAGGATGGCGAAATCTTCATCGAGGGGGATTACCGCATCGAATACCTGAACCGCTTCAAGAGCAGTTTGATCAAGATAGAACAGCAGTACCAGGATCCCAAGCCCATTTTGATGATGCGCAAGAACCGCATCTTCATGCTGTATAAGAAGTTCGGCAAGCAGGTTGGCGATTCCATCCTTCCTGAAGGTTCACTGATATACTACCTGGAGAACTCCAAGGAATACATGGGCAAGAAGAACTCTGTCCGCTTCAAGAATATCCAGCGGGGCGTGGAAGTGCAGAAAGTGGAAACGACTCCCACCGGGGGTATTTCTTACAAGAAAACCTCCACGCCGGACGTGGCTCTTTGTTTTGACTACCGTATGATACGAGAAACATACAACATCAATCTTGAAGTAGAGGTAGAGGGACAGGAATTGGAAGATACCGATGAGAGTGAATAGTTCGTTTTTCATAATAATAGATTTGTTTGAGAGTGTAAAGGCAGCTGCTGTGAAGCGGTTGCCTTTTTTCGTGCAGGTATGTTTGGGGACTGTTTTTAGGTTTTCCTACGGGGTGAAAACTGCTTCTACACTTTCTACACTTTCTACAACGCTGGAAAAGAGAGGTTTATATATTCTACACACCTTCTACAATCCTTCTACATTTTTCTACAAATTGAAGAAAAACGTAAAACCTTCTACAAAATGCTTCATTTTCTACAGTATTTCTACACTTGTAGAAAATGAAATTCTTTCTAATATACTGATAATCAATTGTTATTTGATTTTGTAGAAAGTGTAGAAGGTGTAGAAGGCAAAATATGTGTCATAGCTGGAGAAATTTTTTTTGGATTCTAGCCTTAAAACCTTTATTTTTGAAATATATAATTGGAATCAATCATAAATATTACTTTCTACTATGAGCAGCATCGTTTTCTACCTTCGACTGGAGCCTTACCTTCGGCAATGGCTCGTACATTCATTGGGAGACCCGGTTGTCTTTCCGGCACAAAGCAACGAGAATGCCGTTATCCGGCGTTTCCTTCGCAAGCGTCCGGAAGACATTCATCCGGAACTGGCCGCCGATGGACTCACCGCCATCTGCATCCCGGACAGCAAGGCAAAACCTCCCCAGTATTACAATTACCTGGGCAAAAAGGCCAAGGCAGCTGTAAAAGAAACCATCGAAGACCTGTTCCGTGCTAACCTTTGGAACGAAATCAGCGACCTGACACGCCGGAACTGTGGGCTGAACAAGACGATTGCCGCCTGGTGTGAAATGCACGGTATCGATGACGACTATTCCGAAACCGTCCGGCAGAAATATTACCGTATGAGAGACTCCTATAACAAGAAAGGAATCTTTTTAGGTTCTTTAACCCGAAATCGCTCGGATGAGTAGTTCGATTTTAAACAACACCGTACAACACCGAACACCGATAAAGCCCATAGCCAATATGATTCATCTTCTTAAAAACATCCGTCGGGTAGAATGTATCGAAGCCTATCACCTTCAGCATTCAGACATCATCGCCGACCGTGGAGTCTGGTTGAATGTATACCAGCAGTTCAGTCCGATTGACACCATAGGACTGAGTTCAGTCGAGATTTCAGACAAGATTGAAAACAAGCAGCGTGTTTTCACCACTAAACTCACCATGTTCCGTTCGGAAAAGCTGATGCCAGGTGCGAAAAAGCTTTGTTTCCGTGTAACGACCGTCACCGGATCCCAGTTCCTCATAGGAAGTGCAGACAAACCGTATCCCGTTATCCAAAACGAAGAGACTTTTCCTTCTTCAGACAGCGGAAAATCCGGAGTAACGGTTACTGTTACCTTGACGTCTCTCATTCCGATGCTTTCCATATTGGATTAGAGTCTTTTTATACAATATATATAAGGTGTTAATATTGCATAGACTAATTTTTGACAATATGGAATATAACCTTAGCATTGATTCGCACATCGGACCATGGGGGTATTCGAAGAACTATATCCGCAGTCAGATGTCAGGCTTCAAGAACAAGCCTGTCAGTGTGCGTATTTCTTCTCTCGGTGGAGCGGTGGATGATGCGCTTGACATCCGTCAGCAGTTTCAGGATCATGGCGATGTGACTTGTTACTTGTTCGGTTATGTGGCAAGTGCGGCGACCATTCTGGCAACCGGAGCCAAGAAGACCTGTATGTCCAAATATGCCTTCTATCTTATCCACAAGGTCTCAAACTGGATTGATGCCTGGGGGAGTTACAATGCCGACCAGATTCAGCGGCTTATCGAGGATCTGAAGGCAAACAAGCTGGAGAATGACAAGATGGACCTGGTGCTGGCCAACCTTTACGCCGCCAAATGCAAGAAGAAGGTAAGTGATATTCTTCCGATCCTGAAGGAAGGCCGTTGGCTTACTGCCCAAGAAGCCTTGGAATACGGATTTGTTGATGAAATTATTGAAGAAGGTACCAGACTGAATTTTGATGATTCGATGAAAGCCCGGTTCAACATGTATCAGCTTCCGGCTTTACCGGCGATGGAAAATGATACAGAGGGCTCGGAAGAGGAGCCCGCACCAAATTGGTTCAATAACTTCGTGAACAAATTTTTCAAAGCTCAAAAAAGTGATGTAGCCACACAGGCACAAAATAAACCACTCAATCTTTCAACACAAATGAAAAAGGATTATCAGAAAGTCAATTCCATCTTGAACATCGAGGGTGTGGAAGTTGACAAGGATGGTAAGGTGACACTTACTGAAGAACAGGTCAAGGCCCTCAATGACCGCATCACCAACCTGGAGCAGGAATCTTCTGATAAAGATGATGAGATTGCTGAACTCAAGAAGCAGAACGAGAACCTTAAGAATGGAGACGGTGACGAAACCGCCAAAATCAATGGTGATGAGGGACAAGGTAACGATGTGGATAAGCTGAATACAGCGGTCGAAATGTTTAACTCTGTAAAAGATTTGTTGTGATATGGCAGACACTAATGGACACGTGAAAATAACAGATGAGCAGCTTGCTAAGTCTGCTGTCAAGTATAGAAAAGAACTGCTTATGATGCCGGTTCTGGCTATGGCCGTTTCTTTGCAGCACATGACCCAGAGACCGGGCGTGCGAGGAAAGGAAGTTGTTGGTGAACTCTCCGGAGATATTGAGTTGGGACCATACGATGAAGGACGTGAAGATACGGATGGCGTATCAATCAATCCGCGTACATTGGAGACGTTCCTGGGCAGTGTAGTTAAGAAGTTTTCTCCTAACTCCGTTTGGCAGACTGTCTACGGTAACTTGATATCCAAGGGTGAAGCCCTGAAGAATGTGGATATTACCCGTCAGGTACTGGCTTTTCTTACAGCCAAATTGGGAGCGAATCTGAATGCGGTACTTTGGTCTGCTGTACGTAATGCAGAAGGTACGAAGTCCAAGGATTTGTTCAATGGATTTGATACTATTACCAAAACAGAAAAAGATGCCTCTAAAATCTCTGCTTCCCTGGGCAATATGTTCGTAATTGAGGCCATCAGTAAGGACAATGCCGTGGATGTACTGAAGACATTTTACCGTGCTGCCGATCCTGTTCTGCGTGAAGCACAGACTAAATTGTTCATCCCTCAAGGCGTATATGATAATTATGTGGACGATTATCAGGCTACAGTAGGTCATGTGCCTTACAACACCAGTTTCGAGAAGACAGTACTCGAAGGTTCGAATGGCCGTTGTGAGCTGGTTCCGCTGGCAAACAAGGCCGGTTCGCCATTTCTGCATCTTACAACAAAGAGTAACATGCTGGTAGGTTACGGTAATGGAGCCGATAACGAAAATATCACCGTAGAAAAGCATCATGCCTTTAAACTGGATTTTGTGGCTACTACTTATTTCGGTGCTGAGTTTGAAACGATTTCAAAGGAGCGTCTGCTGGTAGGTACCATCGACGGTACGACACCGGTTGTCGCTGGTATAGGAGGTTAAGTTATGGCAGTAGATTGTACGAGTAAGGGGATGTATGAATCCCTGTCCTGGTGTCCGGGACAGACATCGACACCGGGTATCAGACGTAAGGTTTTCTTTATCCCGAAAAGTTGGATTGAAAAATGGCCGGTTCTTCCTGCTATTGATGGGGCAGAAAGTATGGCTGCATTAGCCACATACGATGGTGATTTTGTTTTGGCAGCTGACAAGAAATGGCAGTATATCGAGTTGCTTACAACGAAGTCATCTATCAGCGCAGAGTCACAAGGTGAAGTTCCGTCTAAAACGATCCTGAACAAGGCAACTTTGGTACATGCTGGTACGGATGAGGAAGCATCCGGATTCTGCCGTCAGGCCAATATCGATGAGTTGATATTCCTTTGTCAGCAGAAGAATGGTAAGTTCCGCGTTATCGGTTCTGAAGCATTCGACCCTTCAGTCACCATTTCTCAAACTTCAGGAGAAGGAGATACCGGTACTGCAGGGACTACCCTCGAAGCACAGTGTACGGATGTCTGTCCTGCTCCGTTCTATACGGGTAAGATTGAAACGGAAGATGGTGACATCTCCGGAGCGGATGGAAGCGCCATTGTGCCAGGTGGATAATAAAAGGAGGCTACAGGTATGTACATAGATGAACAGTTAACCATAGACATGCAGGGCTGGCTCGATACGGAGCCGGCCAAGCGTGATCTGATGAAGGGGGCGGAAATGGTACTCAAACTGACCCGCAACCGTTACCTTTATCAGAACATTTCCCGCAATCCGCAGAAGTTTGCTTCCAAGATTGAATACGAACTGAAGAAACACCTGGCCATCCGCCTGGATAGAAAGACGATTCAGGATGTGGTCAAGATGGACAAAGAGCTGGTTCCGGCCGTAGCTGAAACACTGGCCACCTTCCAGCCTGAAATCAGTTCCGACGACGACGCACCGCAAGAGGCTACCATAGCCAAAGGAAAACGTGCGGATCACGATTCACTACCAGAAGAAATCCGTCAGCTGTGGGAAGACAACAAAGACATCTACTTCCGTTTGAAGCAGACTTTTGAAACATTGAAAACCATGAAGGATGCTCTTCCATGCGACAGGTACGAATACCTGAAGCAACTGGAAGAGCTGGATGCCAGATATCGGGAGAACATGGAGAAGTATGATCATTTCAATCCGGACGCTCAGGGCGGTGGTACAGAAGGTGAATCGCCTGAAGACCCCGCTGAAATGGCCAAGAAGGTCAGTGCAGCCCGTGGTTATCTGTCAGATAACAAGAAGAAACTGGCAGAGTTGAAGGAATCCGGAGACCAGGACAAGTACGAGAAGCTGCTGGCTAAAGTACAGCAGAGATACGACTTCCTTATCTCTACCGGAAACAACGTAGGTGAAGACCAGGTGAATGTCTTACGTGAATTGGGATTGAAAGCATGAAACATGTAGACCGATTGCTGAAGCCGTTGTCCGATGTGCCGTTACAGGCGTACCTGGATAATCGGCTTCAGCTTTTTGATGTACTCGAGTTCATCCTTTCGCAGACCGGACCGGCAAAAGTCTATGTGTCCACCTTTTCTACTTCCGAAGAGTTTTTGCGCAGGTTGTTCTCGCTACGCAAACGGATGCTGATTATCAAATCCATATTGTTGGCGGATCTGAAGGCAGCCCGAAAAACCGTGAACCTGTACACCTTCATGAGCAGTGTTTTCGATAACGTGTATTTATCCGAAAATCATTCGAAGGTGCTTCTCGTTGAGAACGACCGTTGGATGGTCACAGTCGTTACCAGCCAGAACCAGACACGAGGGAACCGGACTGAATGCGCTATCATCACCACACAGCCTGACGTCTTCCTGACTTTGAGAGACCAGTTTTCCGAAATCATTAATACCCGAAGTATACACCTTGATGGAATTCACTTCAGCACAGATTGACAGAATCAAAGAGCTTGCCACGATGCTCACTCCGGTATCGGATATAGCAGTCCTGATGGACGTGGACGAACGCCGTCTGCGGGAAATCATTTCCGACAAGTCCCATCCGGCCAGCATTGCCTACCGCAAGGGTAAAGCCGAACGGGCATTGCAGATCCGGCAGAATGAGCTGGAACTGGCCGAAGCCGGAAGTCCGTTGGCCGTACAGCTGATCGGTACATACCTCCGTGACATGGATTCCGACGAAGATTTATAACTATGCCATTACCCGCAACGATTGATATTGCCAAAGAAAACCTCTTTGCCTCGATAGACGAGATGAGAGAACGTAACATTCCCGAAGTCATCCAGCAGCGCCTGCTCCGGCTTCGGGACATGTATAATTACTGGCTCCAGTACCCGCGCATACGTGAACAGGAAATCGTATTGGAACTTCAGAAGCGGTACAATATACAGAAATCGGCAGCTTACGAGGATATCCGTATCATCAAATACCTGCTGGGCGATCTGAACAAGGCCACTAAGGATTACCATCGATACCGGTTCATCCAGCGCAACGAAGAGAGTTACGAGATGGCCAAGCGCATGAAGGATGCCAGGGCGATGGCAGCCTGTGACAACTATTATGCCAAGTACATGCAACTCGACAAGGAGGATGCAAAGGATATGGGCTACGACAAGATTGTGGTTCAGCCTTTCCAACCTTCCACCGATCCGACGATTTTGGGCATACGTCCGATACCGAATATCCGGCAGCGCATTGCGGATAAGATTAAGCAGTACATGAATGAAGATGTGCAGGACATCCAGTTTGAGGATGCCGACTTCAACGAGGATGATATCTTCAATCCCAAAAAGTCACAGGAGGAACCTGAACCATGAGAGAATACTTTCACGAGACACAGCAGCAGGTTCTTTACACTCCGGCCAAGGATATCGTATTGTGTGCCGGTCGTGGTTGGGGAAAGGGCCCGATTCATGCCGCCATCAACTTGCGTAACATGCAGCGCATGCCGGGAAGTATCACCGGCTTTGTGGCGGCCAACTGCAAACGTGCCCTCACCAATACTATCCCCTCCATGCTGATACACTGGCAGCGATGGGGATTCAAGCGAGATGTTCACTGGACGATTGGCAAGAAACCGCCTAAGTCCTGGGGATGGGGTGAGCCTATCTTCCAGCCTGACAACTGGGAGAATGTCATTTCTTTCTACAACGGTTCCATCGGCTACATCATCAGCCAGGACCGTTCCGGTACATCCAACTCCTTTTCACTGGATTACCTCGACATCGACGAAGCGAAGTACATTGACTTCGAACAACTGAAGGATGAGACCCTTCCGGCCAACCGTGGTAACAAACAGTATTTCGGCCATCACTACTTTCATCATGGCATGCTGATTACTTCGGATATGCCGGTCACAAAGAAAGGTTCCTGGTTCCTGGAGTACGAGAAGAAGTGCGACCCGGAACTGATAGAGGTCATCCAGGCAACGGTACATGAGATATGGCGGACAAAGAAACGGATTCGCGACCTTCAGGCCAAGTCTGATCCTGTTCCTTTGTATCTGAAGGACTATCTACGCACATTGAATCGTGATGTGTGTCGGCTTGGTTCCGTGGCAGTCCTGTACCGTGAGTTCTCTACCATCGAGAACATGCAGCTGCTGGGCGAGGCTTTCATCAATCAGATGAAACGTGACCTTCCGCCGCTTACCTTCCAGACGGCCATTCTCTGTCGGCGTATCGGTATCAGCAAGGATGGATTCTATTCCAGCATGACGGAAGGTCACAAGTATAATGCTACTGACTTCGGTTACCTGGATAGTCTGGAGTATCATTTCGATAAACTCAAGGAGCCTTCCTGCCTGATGGATGCTGACCTGGACAGGGATAAGCCTATCTGTATCGCTTTTGACTTCAATGCCAATATCAACTGGCTGGTAGCCGGTCAGCCGGACCGGAACAGGCTGAAGGTACTCAAGTCCTTTTGGGTGAAGTATGAACGTAAGCTCGATGCTCTGGTGGATGACTTCTGCAAATATTACCGGCACCAGCGGCACAAGGAAGTCATCTTCTATTACGACAGTACGGCCCTGGGCTCAAACTATGCGGTCAATGACGAAGACTTTCATTTCGTGGTGGAGCGTGCTTTTCGGGATAGGGGATGGGAGGTTCGCTCAGTCTATATTGGCAATCCGATGAAGCACATCGAGAAGTGGCTGCTCATCAACCGGATGTTTGCCGGTAAGGCTAAGCTCATTCCTTTCTTTAATGAACAGAACAATGAAGACCTGCTTATCTCTGTCCAGACTGCAGGTGTGTATAATGGTGGCAAGGACAAGCGGGGTGAGAAGTTGGCAGAGACGGAAGAGGACCAGCTTCAGGCAAGAACGGACGGCTCGGATGCCTTCGATACATTGTGTATCGGTTGTGAGCGGTTTCCTCAGATGACATTTGATTTCTTTGTAACCTCGTCCATGTAATCAGAATTGCTAATTAGATTTTTCGTTGAGGTGTGTCCCGATGACCGTGTAGATGGTTGTCGGGGCTGTTTTTTATGCGCGGGTTGGCGTGTACCGTGCGTGTGGGAGTGTGTTCCGTTACATATTCCGCTTTTTTTAGATGGCTAATTAGCGGTTATAGCGTAGGGCGGTGGGGGGTCGGATTCCCGACTTCCGCATAAAATGCGGGTTGTTTCATGGCGAAATGCTTGTTAATGTGCTGGTTTTCTTGCGGAGAAGCGGAAATTTTGAAGAAAACAGGCAGATACGGACAGGATAATGGAGATAATCAGTTGGGAAATAGGCTGCTGGACTCCATGGCAAAGGACGTTCTGAAGGTATGCAGGCATCCTGACCGACCTTTGCCATGGAGCCTCGGTAGCGGTAGAAAGACACTCGCTAGTCTTTCTGTTTGTTGTGATGGCGTTCACGCAGCGGCCCACCCGCCCCGTTGCTCTCCCTACTGGCGGTATAGCCGGAGGCTATGGATTGTTTGACTGCTCTTCTTTTCTGCTCCTCGCCCGCATTTCGGTATCACTTCCGCTACGGTTTATGCCTTTTGTACCTGCAAAGGTAAATGTTCCGATTCGTATGCCAAGTTCAAGACGGGTTCCTGAAAAAATCTCCACCCCTTCAGGGTAGTATTCAAGGCTCCGCTTTTCCGGAAAACTTGTCTTTATACGCCTCAGAACACCTTTTGAGGCAGGTGTAAAAGGCGAAAACAAACCGCAGCGAAAGCGAACGGAATAAAAAAAAGCTCAGAGCAGGAAGAGCAGGGTAAAAGGCTCAACTCCCGGGCTCGGCACCAGAATAACTTACAGACCTACCGATATGAAGACCTATAGCCAAGCATTTGAACGACAATGGAGCAAGCTGATGTATGCTTTCTTCGATTACTTGCCTACCCGTTACAGACAGGTTTCCCCTCATGACTGGAATGTGCGCCGACTGATTTGGGGATTCAAGGAGGGCAGAAACAGTTTGCAGGTAGCCAAATTGGTTGCCGATAAGATGGTACGGACTTTCGGAAAGGAAGCGGAAAACATCGTGTTCTGCTGTATTCCGGCAAGCAGCGGAGCGAAGAATGAAATCCGATACAGGGACTTTTCCGCTGAGGTGTGCAGACTGACGGGAGCCGTCAACGCTTACGACCATATTAAGGTATCGGGCGAACGTCTTGCCATACACGAAAGCAAATCGGGCAAACGGGTGCAGAATGTGCAGACGATTGATTTCGATACGGATTTCTTTCGGGGTAAGCGGATTCTGGTTTTCGATGACGTGCTGACCTTGGGCTTTTCGTACGCTCGCTTTGCCTGTAGGCTGGAAACGTTCGGAGCTTCCGTTGTCGGCGCTTTTTTCTTGGGTAGAACTTTATTGTTGAACTGATATAAAATGATTTGTTATGAGAGACTTGTTTGAAATTTGTGGAGAATGCAGACATCTGTCGGATGAGCAGGTAGTCTATCGGATTACTAACAGCGAAAAGGCATCGAAAGAGGTGGAACGTATGCTGGTACAGGAAGATAAGGTGACGATAGAGGACATCTGTCAGAAACTGACACCGGCACGCCGTGACATGGCGCTTGCCGTGGTGGAACTCTACAGACGCCTTTCGGAACGCAAAGTGAATGCGGAGGTTGTCCGAAGTAGTAAGGACATTTATCGGGTGATGACTCCCTGCATGCATGATTTGAAAATAGAGGAATGCTGGAGTATCTTTCTGAACCAGTCTAACCGTATCATCCGCAAACAGCGTATCTCTGTAGGAGGCCTGACGGCTACACAGGTGGATATAAGGGTGATTATGGCGGAAGCCTTGAAATGCAGTGCCACCGCCATGATACTCTGTCACAACCATCCGTCAGGTAGCTGTCGGCCGAGTAACGACGACAACCGACTGACGGAAAGTCTGAGGCAGGCTTCCACGGTGATGAATATCCGCTTGTTGGACCACCTGGTCTATGCTGACGGGGATTATTTCAGTTATGCGGATGAGGGACGTCTGTAGGGGCTGCAAATGGCTGTAGCAGCGTTTTAGGGAGGTAGGTAGCGTAACAGCCGCCCGCCGCCCGATTTTACCGCTTCATCACTTCGTTGGCGGCAAAATCGGGCGGCGGGATAAAGTGGAATTTATTGTTTACGCAAAATATTTGCGAGCTTAGAAAAAAAACTTTAGTTTTTATTTGATATTAAAATTAATATCATTATCTTTGTGTTGTTAATCAAACAAAGCGTTATATGAAGTATAATGAACTACATCGCATCCTTTCCAGGGCGGGATGCTATGAAACCGGAAAACAAAGGGCTGGTCATCCTGAATGGTTCAGTCCGATGACCAGAAAGAAATTCACGACAAGCAATCATGGTTCTGCTGAAGTGAAGCCCGGTACATTAAAATCAATAATCAGGGATGCAGGGGTTAAACTTTAACCCCTCCCTTAAATAAATATATATAGTTATGGTAGTTACGGTTAATATTGAATTGGGTAATGACGGTACTTATGGTGCTTATATAGCTGGTGATAATCCGTTAGGTTTCGGAGTTATCGGTGAAGGTAATACCGTCAATGAAGCGAAAGAAGATTTTTTGAATGTGTTTAATGCTTATAAAGCTGACGGCGAATATGTGCCTGAAGGTTTGGTCTTCGATTTCTGTTATGATGTTCCTTCTTTCCTTGCTTATTATAGCAAGAGATTGTCTTTGGCAGGGTTGGAACGCATTACAGGTATTGCACAAGGTCAATTAAGCCATTATGTTACTGGCAGAAGAAAGCCAAGTAAAAAGACTGTAGAAAAAATACAGGATGCGCTGCACGCATTTGGTAACGAATTAAGTCATGTGAACTTTGTTTGATTAACAACTACAATTTTCATCTTGACATCATGGTCACTGTTTAATTCAACACTTTACTTTGACATGATTTAGAGGGATCTCTTTGTGAGATTCCTCTTTTTTTATTTTATATTTTTTTGATTTATTGTTAATACCTTATATATTTGTTACTATAAATTTAATAATTAAAAATATAGTGGCTATGGATAAGAAAAAAAATTCTAAAAGAACAACAAAGTGGTATGTTATAAATATAAAATCAAGAGGAATTCAAAAACCTCAAACGTATATTGATGCTTTTGATAAGTTAAAAGCATCAGATCCTCTTGTTAAATTAAGAGGTAATCGCTATATTAGCATTAAATCCATGTATAAGGCTGAGCTCTTGGAAAATGATGGGTATGTACGTTCTATTTTAGTAACTTTAAGTGCATATGATCTTATTGACCCAGATGGATTTTATAATAGAAGGAGTAAAGAAAATGTATCTTTATTTTTAGATCCAGATATTGCTGCTAATGCATCAGAGGTAGAGATTATTTTTGTGCCAAGGGTACATAGACTTGCAATGAGGACTAATAGTAAGATTTCTTTAAAGAATGTACATAAATATTTTCTTGAAGCTTTGGATAAAGCCATTGGTGAAGATGCGTTTGATGTAACTATAGTTAAAGACAGGAATTTCATAGAACAAATTTTGTCTTCAAGTGCTATATATTCAATTGAGGCTGAATTAAGTTACTCTAATAGAGATCCTTCAGATGGATTTCAATCTGTATTTGATAAGAAGATAAGGGAGATGAATCCTACCAGACTTTCAATGAATATTAGAGGTACGCAAGATGTCCCATTAGAGGCAACTAAGGATGGTCTAATTGAAGCCATAGCGAACTTGTCAGAAAGTAATGGTTATATTAAAGCTAAAGTACGTGATGGTGAAGAAGTTAAAAATATAAATACAGAGGATTTTCCATTAAATATGAGACTTGATTCTAATCCTGCTGAGGATTTATATATTTCAGCTTATAATGAATTAATAAACAGATTTGATAATAATAGACCTATAGATATAGATAATGAGCAAGGGTAATAGTTTCTTCGGTTGGCCGGCAGTTTTTCAACTATATACTTTTAAAGATTTCTTGAAAGACTCAATATATCCAGCTATATTCTCAATGATAGCAATATTGTTGAGTCTTTTAAGTGATGTATGTTCGTATGATATTTTAGGAAAAGCTTTTAATATTGGATTGACCATAGTACCGGTCATGCTTTCCCTTCTTATAGCTGCTTATGCCATATTATTGTCCATGTTTTGCTCTAATACAGGAAAAGTTATAGCTGAACAAGATGGTGGTAAAGAACTCCTGGATGGGTTGAATTCTGATTTTGCTACAAGTATTTTAGCTTCATTTGTTGGAATTCTGTTTTTTGTAGGAGGTACATTTATTCATCAACTTAGATTTTCTTTTATATATGCTGATATTATAAACTATATAGTTCTTTTTATTACAGCATATTTATTATTCTTTTCTGTATATATTTTAAAAGATTTAGTTATCGGTATTTTTAATATCGGGCGAGTTGCTACGCATTTTCAAGAGTAAATTGTATGACTAAATCTGTTTTTAACTCTAATTTTTGGATTTATACCGCTATATTCATATTAGCAGTTGTTTTCTTGTGTAAGTATGTACCTGACTATTATCTTGAAAAATATCAGACATCAACTTATATGGTTTCTGGCCAGATTGGGGATATTGTAGGCGGTACAACTGGTCCTATAATAGCTATTATAGCTGCATATCTTACCTTCTTAGCCTTTTGGATGCAGTATAAGGCAAATAGGCAGCAAAGAGAGGACATTTCTCTGGAACGTTTTGAAAATAATCTGTATGAAATGCTGCATTTACACAGAGAAAATCTTTTTGATTTATCTTGCGGACATAGTAGTGGTCGCAACGCTGTCCTTGCATTTTGCTATAAGCTCAAAATTTTATATTATTTGATTGACTCTATTATTGAATTATGGCCGGATGCAGATAAAAAATTATTTTTATTTTATTGTGATAAATATAATTATAGTCAGTCGGAAGCTAAAAATATAATAGCTTCTAACCTATTGTTTTATGGAGCAAACTTTTCATATTCGTATGATGATAAGTCTGATGAAAGAAGATTGTATGATAAATTGAGTCGTGTTATTGAAAACTTTGAATCAGATAGGACAAAAATATCAGATAAGGGATGCTATGATGAACATACTTTCAGTCTCTTATCCGAAAATATATCTCAATTCATAAATGAAGAACTCACTTTAAGTGAAGTAGATAAAATGGTTTTACCAGATTCATTGCTTTGTGGATATAATGAAAAGTTAGGTGTTTACTACAGGCATTTATATCAAATAGCCAAATTTGTGGCACTGAAAGAAGGTATTTCTGAACAAACGAGATATCAATATATGCGTTTACTGCGTTCACAATTGTCTGATTACGAACAAGTCCTGCTTTATTATAATAGTTTGACAAAAATAGGCGAAGCCTGGGATGAATGTTTGATAGCAAATGATTTAAAATATAAATGTAAACTCTGGATAAGAATAAGATCATGTATTTATCGCCCTATACAAGATTGGCATAAATATGAGTTGCTGGCTGTTAAAGCACATAGGGAAGCTGGAAAAAATAAATGTAAATCCTTGATAAAGCATTTGCTACAATCAATGAGAGAAGAATGGAAGAATCCTTCGTTTGTATTAAAAATAGGACCTGAAGAGAATTGGAAGTGTCAGATGGGACTTATTGCCCGTTTTCGTTTGATAAAAAATATTCCCGTATCGTTTAATATGTTTGGATATATTCCTGAAACCAAATATCTATATGAGATTATAGCTTATAAGAATCATAATGAGAGATTCTTTGAGGCCAAAGAACCCATAATATTTGGAGCCTCCAAAAAATGAATTATTAAGTTGGTTTAATGATTAATAAAGTAACCATTCTATTTTCCGCCTTGACATAAGTTGTTAGCCGACATATCTTTGCGCCGTAACCCTTAAACAACAATGATTATGGCAAAAGAAAAAGTAAACTACCAGGAGGTATATGACCTCTACCAGTTATGCAGCGAGACCAAGGATCTTCGGGAGTTCTGTGCTGATTATGGAGTAAATTACGACAAGTTCATGAACTGGCAGCGTCATCAGCTGTGGAGCGAGAAGTTAGGCAAGACAGTTCAGGCTGAACAACCTAAGGTTGCCAAAGTCCAGATAACCGGCAAACCTTGCAACAGTCCAACCGTGAAGATGGAAGTTAAACAGCCTGAAGGTGAACCTCCTATAAGATGGGTTAAGCTGCAATTGACATCAGGTGCCACACTGTTCCTGAGAAACACCACAGTTCTTGACTTGAGCCTGTTGCTTAATAAAATGATAGGATGATATGCTTGGACTGAGTGCTAACCTGAACTATTACCTGTTTAACGGTAATGTTGATTTGCGGAAAGGAATCTTCCGCCTGTGTGAGAGTATAAGGGAAGAGATGTCACTTGACCCGAGCGATGCATCCAATGTATATATGTTTAT